ATTGTTGACCGTGTATGTTCCAACGCCGCCTGTGCCTGTTCCAAGCGCTGTGATGATGGTTTGTGCGGTAACTGTTGACCCTTGGATGGTCTGCCCAACAACCAAAGTTCCGCTAGTTACCGCAGACACTGTTAGGGTTGTCCCTGCTATTGCCCCAGTAACAACCGCACCCACTGTAGCGCTGTTCATTTGTGTGGATGCTACTGATTGACTTTGGTTGATAGTGTAAGTACCAATACCGCCAGTTCCAGTACCCAAGGCAGTAATGACGGTGGCTTGGGTTACGTTTACGCCAAACAGCGCCTGATTGATGGCAATTGTTCCATTGGTGATTGCGGTGACCGTCAAGGTTGTTCCACTGATTGAGCCAGTAAAAACCGCAGCAGATGGGCTAGAAATGCGCCATGTGTAGCGATTCTGACCGTCAACAATGTACACATTCACGCCGTTGTCAGTAATGCCAACAATACCCGTAGAAGTGTTTAATTGACCCACCATTGTTGTGGTGTAGGTGGAAGTCAAAGCATAGACATACGGGCCACAGACTGCCACCAAAATGTCGCCGCCTGACAGGGTACGCATTCCCCTGATTTCCTCTTGATTTTCAAACAAGACTAACGCAGTCAGCCCCGGCGTTGGGTAAAGCGCCACCACCCCGCGTTCACCCTGCTGTTTCAGCGGGTCAATCTCAGGCACAAAGTTGATGCACTCTTGGGCATCTTGGTAAATACTAGGCGCTTCGTAAGATGGGCCAACAAAGCCAAAGTCTGCCATTATCTAAAGCCCCCGTCCATGATAAAGCCAGCGTCTTTAGCCCGTCCAACCATCAAAGCATCAGGATAGCGCGACACTTGTGCTGGGCGCATATTGGTGCGCTTAATCGTAGCTTTTGCTTGACCAGCAAAGGCGTTAATCATTGTGATTTGGGCAGTAGAAGCCTTGCCATACATAGGCATCATGCGTTCAGCCAAGCACCACCGCAGCGCCATGTTGTAGCCTTGTGGCAGCGCGATTGTGTCGTACAGCGAACCAAATGTGCGGAAAATCGTGCTGGCAAACAAGTGAAGTTCACCAGATGATGGGTTAGGGAAGACATACAACGTTCCCAGATTTTCGCTGGGTTGGTAGTAAATCATCTTTGCCCACGGGCCGTTTAATTGCTTGATGCCCAAGGATTGATATTCTTCCAAACTCAGAATTGCCACAGGGTAATCCAAATACCCACCAGCTATGTTTGAGCCGCCTTGCTGCGTAGCAACCCGCACAAACGCTGATTCAATGGTCAAAGGGCGTTCATAGTAGGCAGTGATTGTGGTGCTTGCCACGGTCTGGGAAATGCTGACAGTGTATGTGCCGCCCTCATTGACGTTACCACCAGCGCCAGTGCCAAAGCCCACAATCGTTGTGCCTGCTGCGATGCCTGTGCCAGTAATGGTCATGCCCATTGTGATAGCGCCAGAAATTACGCCATCCACAGGAACGGTCAAAGTTGTGCCTGCAATTGAACCTGTAAAGGATGCCCCCACCGACCCAGACGGGCCAAGGGTGTATTGCACGGTATTTTGAACAGTCTGAAAAATGATTTCGGTCTTGTAGAAAACCATCATGTTTTCATTTGACCACTGGGCGCACATATCGTTCAACAGATCAAATGCGTCTTGGGCATCATCCGCTGATGGCGATTCACCAGCCGCCAATGCACCAATATCTTTAAGCGCCCTGCTGATAATGTCGTAAGGAGTCGTCATTTATTACACCTTTGGCACAAATTTCTGTGGTAACCAAGGGGCAACAACAACTCCATTCCCTTGCAGGGACGCTAGTTGTTCCTCTAATCGTGATTTTATAAGGTTTATTCCGTTTTGGGTAGTCTCATTTTCAATCCATGATGCCACATCAGTTTCGGTCACTTCGCTAAAGGGCTTCTTCAGGATTTTGTCGCTAAACCACCAATTGCCCTCAGTTTCCACTTTTTCGCCTGTGTCAGTTTCTGCGGTCACATGATATTTGGCGTGGGTGATTACGTCATCAGCAGCAGAGACTTCTAAAATTTTCCAAAGAAATGTTGTCATGGCATATCCGCTTTTGGCATAGCCGCTTTGATTGCGTCAGCAGTTGTTGCCGCATCAATAGCAGTCTGCATAGTGGCATACTTGTCACGCACAGCTTGCCTTGCCGCTTCTGCCGCTGTTGCTTCAGAGGGAATGGTTGCCTTGATGTCCAATGGCGCAAACTCAGCAGATCGTGCTGTGCGTCTAGCATCATGGGCTATGTTCTTTGCTTTGTCGATGTTGATGGTAATCATTCTGAAAACTCCCATGCTGATCTGAATGTGCGGTCTGATGGAATGTCAGCCACATCAACTATCTTGTAGGGTTTGCCTTCAGGAACATCCTTGGCGGCAATTTCCTCAATGGTTAAACCGCACTCAGCGGCTGGAACAATGACTGCTACGCCATCGTCTGTTGGGTAAATGATTCTTTGATTCATGGTTTCTCCTTAACGGAAAATAGCAATGTACACATCGGTCGGGTCACCAGCATTAAAATTATAAGATGAGTTACTTCCGTTTATGTAAAAAGTACCCGGGTTATAAGAAGTAGTTAAAACAGATTGTGCTGTATTTCCTGCTTGAGCAATGTTGTAGTTTATAAGTGCGGCACGTACTTGAGGAGAATAGCTTGTGTCAGGCAACGCTGTTGTAAAGTTCACCGTGTAGTTACCCGTGCCGTTATCAGTAATGCTCGTCACATTACCACTTGCACGAATAGCCACTGTCCCTGTGCCATTGAAGTTCACCCAAGCACGACAACCATAAGCAGTAGCAACAGAGCCGTAGCCTGAGTTGAATTGCAGATTGGCACTAGAGTCAAGACGCATAGATTCCACGCCACCCTCAGAAAAAGCAATGGTGTCAGCCGCAGGGAAGAAGATACCTGTGTTTGCATCTGTTCCCCTGATAGCAGGGGTTGCGGCAGAACCGTCAATATCGGATACGCCATTAGTGCCTGAAAGAATTAGAGTCATTCTGTCACCTCATCTGCTGGCAAAGGTTCATTACCTTCAGCCTTCCAAAGAAGAAAGGCTTGGTAGTCGGTGTTGTCTGCACCAATAGTGATATACGCACCGTCAGCAATACGCTGGACAATAGTTTCAGAGATTTCGTTTTTAGATGTAAGAGTTTGTTTATACATTACAGCTCCGAAGAAGAAGACCACGAAAACGCAAATTCACCGCCGCTGCTTTTATACGACCAGAATGAATCAATTCCAGAGTACTCAACAGACGTTGGAGCAATAGTGCCGCCGTATGGAGAAGTGCCTGTTGTCACCGTAGCGCCAGTAGCACGTTTAGAAACATGATACGAAGTAGCCATTGTTACCCCGCTACCGCCAGCAATGTATATCTTTGTAGCGCCAACTTCATAATACCTCTGACACAAAGCCAACTCAGTCCCATAAGGTCTGTAATCAAATGACGTTGCTGTTGAGCCTTTTTCTAGCTGTACGCCTGTGATGTAGAAAGTTGCGCCGTTTGTGGCGATCCATTGAGTAGAACCGCTTGTATTCATTTCAAGCGAAGCGTTCCACACGTTTGCTGTTGCGTTAAACGATGAACCAGCGCCTAACGTAAACCAAAGGCCAATACCAATATTACTGTCTGTAGCCCAAGTTCCTGATGTGTCGCCAGCAATAGTTACTGTTTTTTGTTCCCATGTGTTCGCTGCGTTGATTGTGTAAGTAGAGACCAAGCTCCTTGTATCACCATTATTTCCAACAAATAGTGCATATATTCCAGTAACGCTTGAACGAACCCAAAACGACAACGCCACTGTTTGAGCATTTGCAGTTCCCCAACCAAGATCGGCGGCATTAAAACCTTCTATAGCCTGACCCCAAATATAGTAGTCAGTAGAAGCAATGGAAGAATCAGCAGTTGTTACAGTCAATAAAACACTGTTCGTAAATCCTGCTGGTACTGTCGTACTTCTTTGTTGCGTATAAACACCGCCGCCACTTGCTTGACCTTTCCAACGATCAACGCCAAAAGTATTTGTGCCAGAGTTAACCGTTACACTAGCCCCCGCATTTCTTTGGTCAATCACCATTGCGGAATTTATGAGCCGGTTCTTGAAGCCCATTGATGACGCAGAATTAAACTGCCCATCAAGGGTGATTCCCGTTGTGCCTGAAATCGCTATGGTCATGCTGTCACCTTGGGATATTTTGCTTTGACTGCTTGGCAATCAGCAATGTACTTGTCAATCTGCGCTTGATCGCCTTTGACTACGCCATCAAGATAGTCTGTGATTGGTGGGTATTCTGATGCTCGTTTGGCTTTGTATGCGTTGGGGTCAACCCAAGAATTAACTGCCACTATGTCAATATTTACTTTGTTGCCATCTTTGTCAAATGCACCTGTGCCATCGTCAACAGTGACAACATTTGGATAGAGTGCATAAATTGCATTGTGATTCATGCCGCAATCTCCATGACTGTTATTGTTGAAACAGGTCGTGCAGACACATTCGCATCTGTATCATTTGGAGTTCTATTAACAGAAACTCCATTGTTATAACCTCTTACTTGAATTTTATAAGTTACAGAGGATGTTGTTGAAGGACTGTCTAAATAATTAACATTTAAAGATGTAACTCTATTGCTATCTCCTGCTGCTCCAGCAGCACTAGCAACAAATCTACTTCCACTTGCTGTGCCAATACCAATTGCAGTTGAATCTCTTACAATTTGAAAGCCAGTTGGTTCTCCACTTGCGGCTTGATGAACTGAAGCTAAAATTAATATTTTACTTGTTGATGATGTTGGAGTAATTGTTACTGACAATCCTGTAACGTCAACATAAGTATTTGTTGATGCTGTTGTAAATGTATCTGTCTTGGTTGTGCTTACAACTTGCAACACAGTTCCTGCTGTCTTATTTGTAAGAATAGTTCCTGTCAGTGTTGGAAGTGTCAGCGTGTAATTGCTGTTTGTATTAGGTGCGGCAATGGTCAGCGTACCAGTACCGCTTGCATTTCCTGAAATTGCTACTTGGGACATTTCTTTCCTTTAAACAACAGTCCAAACAGAACCAGTTGAAACTGTGACAGTAATTCCTGTGTTAACAGAAACAGTTCCCGCACTCATTCCATTGTTGCCAGCCGCAATTGTGTAGTTGGCAGATACAGTTTGCGAATTAATCACAATGCCATTGCTGCTGATCTGTGCTGGCGCTGTTAATTCACCTGTGCTTGGGTTGTATTGCAATTTGGTAGATGACACATATTCTGTGCTGACCGTGCCTGTGGTGGCATCTGCAAACAATGGATAACGTGTGGCATTTGTCGTTGTGTCATCCGATATGGTGACTGCTGTGCCTGCTGTTGCCCATGTAAACGCTGACCCACTCCATGTAAGCGCCGTGCTTGCAATGGTTGGCGCAGTAATAAATGAAGTTGTTCCAACACCTGTTTGAAAAGGAATCTGATTAGCCGTGCCGCCTGCAATGTTGGTTGCTGTTGTTGCGCTAGTCGCTGTTGCCGCGTTACCGCCAATTGACAAACTGGTTGCTGTCCCTGTCAAGCCTGTACCCGCACCGCTAAATGATGTGGATGTAAAAACGCCCGTGGAGGGATTGAATTGCAGCTTTGTAGAACTTACAAACTCAGTTGTCAGATTGCCCGTGGTTTGATCAGCATACAACGGGTATCGCGTTGCATTGGTGGTTGTGTCATCAGTGACGGTGGCGTAACTTGATGGGGTTACCCATGTGGGTGCGCTTGATCCATTGGATTGAAGAACTTGACCATTTGTGCCTGTTGACCCATTAACAGCCAATGTGCTTGTCAGCGACAAAGTTGTGAAATATCCAGCGGCGGCAGTTGTTGCACCGATAGACATATTGTTAATTGTGCCAATAGAAGTTGGGGCAATTTCAACTGAATTAACGCCTGTGGGCTTTATATGGACATGACCCGTCCCCGTTGGGCTAATGTCAATCTGTGCATTTGTTCCATTGATATTGGTGGAAACACTTAATGTAAGGTTATCACCACCACCAGCACCCCAAGACAATTGACTTGTACCGCCTGAATTACGCAAAGCCCCGCCAGCACTTGTTGCAGCCTCAAAAAATGGGCCAACAAACTTTGTCGTTGCGGTGATGGTCGTGCCTCTAACCGTGTTGGCAGTTGTCCCGCCAATTGCTGGCGGCGCAGACAAATCCAATGTGCCGCCCAAGGTCAGGCTTCCAGAACTGGTAACAGTGCCACTAAGGGAAATCCCTGAAACCGTGCCTGTACCACTAACAGATGTAACCGTGCCTGTGGTTGGTGTTGCCCATGAGGGAACGCCTGAAGCCAAGGTCAAAACCTGACCATTTGACCCAGCCGCCAAGAATGTTGTGGTGCTTGGCGCTGATTGGTAGGGTACTGATCCTGATGCCCCGCCAGCCAAATTAGTGGCGGTTGTGGCGCTTGTTGCACTGGTGGCAGTAGCTGCGTTACCCCCAATGGATAAACCGCTTGCAGTGCCTGTTAAATTTGTTCCTGCGCCGCTGAAATAGGTGTTTGCTGTGACCACTGTGCCAGTAACTGCCGCAGCAGTTGACCCGCCAATGGTTGTGCCATCAATTGTGCCGCCCGTAATTGCTACCGAATTGGCGTTTTGGGTGGACATTGTGCCAAGCCCAGAAACTTGCGTATTGGCAATTGCAATCGCGGTATTGGTAACTGATGTGACCTGACCTGATGCGTTGGTGACAAATACAGGCACAGCAGACGCAGAACCATATGTTCCAGCAGTACCCACGGGGGTAATGCTGAAAACTGTGCCAGTTAAAGTTAAACCAGTGCCTGCGGTATAAATTGCTGAAACCGTGAAATTTGACCAATTGATGGCGGTAACGCCCAGTGTGCCGCCGGGCTGCGCCGTAGAATACCAAGCCGAATCAGCTTGCGTTCCTGACACAATAAAAATAATTGCGCCAACGTATTCATCCCATGTATCAGCGCCAATGCTTCGCGTCCAAGGGCCAGATGAAACCACATAAATGCCATTGTCTGCCGCATTGGTTTGGTTTTTAACTAAAACCGTGTTGCCAGCCACCAATGAAACAGTGTCAACCGTTTGCAATCCTGACAAACTTGCAATATTTACAGTCGATGCGGCATTTGCTGGTTGTTTCCAGCTTAACCCAGCAGCAAAATAATCCACATATTGCTTATTGACAATATCGGTAGGGCTACTTGGTGCGCTTGCAATCGTGCCTGTGGTGGTCGCAATATTGGTGAAAACCCCAGTAGACGGGGTAATTGCGCCAATTGTGGTGCTGTTGATGGTGCTGTTTGTGATATTTAGACCCGATTGATTGGGGTCAATAATCGGATAAAAAGGCGTACCCGCTGGCCCAATCAGCGAAATCAATGCAAATGTCGGTTCAGGCTGAAATATCCCCTGAACTGGGACAATGTTTATGGTTTGGGTTACGGCGGCTTCATTTGCCATATCAAACCCTTAATCAGCTTGTGCAGCAGTGATATACAGCGTGTTTGTGCTTGAACTGATGGCTTTAATGTAGAAAGGCGCTTTAGGGGCGGCAATCATCAAAGGAAAAGTCATGGCTGCTGGCAACACAAATGAACCGCTGTTGCCTGTGGAGGCCACAGTTGGGTCAGTTACTGTGCTGGAATTGGACAATTCCACCGCAGCAACGCCAGAACCAGTGTTCAGCAATGAAACATAGTTGGTTTGGTCGTTTGTGGTGGCTTCAATCAACAGCGCGGCACTAGCTGATGTTGTCAAATTTAAGGCGTATGTGCGACCGCTTGGGCGCATTACAGAAGTGTTGACCATGTTTAGTCCCTCAGTAGTTTGATGAATTATAGGCTTACAAATAGAAAAAGCCACCCCTTTTGAGGATGGCTTTCTCACTTATTCCATGCGGTTTATGGCAGGAATGACAGGTCGTAACCGTAGATGAAAACATCAGCAGTAGCAGCCGCGCCTTGTGCGGTTGTGTTGCGAATGTAAAGGGGTGTTCCAGTTACTGCATCGGTAGATGTAGCAGCAGTCACGACCACTTTAGCTGCGGTGGTGTTACCAGTTAAGGCGTAGGCGGTTTTAATCGCTGTGCCAGTAGCACCAGCGCCTGTGTACACAGCCAATTGCGCTGTGGTCAGGTCAACAGATGCGTTGGTAACAATGATGCTCTGAACAGAAACGCGACCACTAGATAAAACAGTGGCAACAGTATCTGCGACAGAGTTCAAGTTTACGCCTTCAGCAGACGCAATCAAACGCAGGGCTTGGTTGGTTGCTAGGTTGGTTGGGTGGTTTGTGTTGGTTGTTGCTGGTCCGGGATTTGCCATGATATGTTTTCCTTAAATTGTTTGATGAAACGGGGGTGTTTTAAGCCCCCATTAACCTTTAGGCTGCAACGCGGCAGGCAAGTTCTGGGTACAGCGGGGCCCAGCCATACAGCACATCAACGCGAGTCGGAATTGAATCGTTGTTGATAGTGTATTGACGAACCACACGCATTGACAGACCCAATTCCTTATCGCTTGCGCGACCAGCAAAGTGAACGCCATCAGGCAATTCCAAATCAGCACAGGCCAAAGTGAAAGCATTTTTGTGCATCACGATATTTTGTGGAGACACAGTGCCAGTGTTGTTGAATGGAGTCACAACAGCAGATGCGCTGGTGGAAGCCAAGCTAACGTTTTGGAACTGACCACCAGTGATGATGGCAGGGCTTACGGTCACAGAAGTTGTGCCAGAAGTTGCCACGGTTACAGGGGCGGTCACCACAAAGTTACGCAGGCGGTTGCTGCCGTAGGCTTGACGGTTTTGTGGGTTGACAGCGAAAACGCCAGCAATCGTAATCACATCACCTTGTTTCAAGCCAGCAGTAGCTGTGGCAGCGGTCAGTGCAATGGTGGAAGTTGATGCCCAGCCAGTGGAAATGAATCCAGTTGCTGTGGTGGTGGCACATGACAGGGTAGCGGTTGCATATGAACCGAATGTCTGTGCCACAACGTTTTGATCCATCTTCCAGTTCATGCCTGCTGAGTCACGGCCCATCATGCCTTTGGTGTACTGGCTAGAAATTTTGTCTGAGGGAACAAACAAACCTTTCAAGCTGTCAACAATGGTTGCGCCTGTGAACGGTTCAACGATACAAGAACGGCGACCGTCACGGGGTGCGCCCTCGCTGTCCAGATAAGCACCAGCAGTCAGGTAAGTGATCACACCTGTGGGGGGTGTGCCAGCAGTACCGACAATGTTGGCGGTGTTGTTTTTAGCCATTGTCAGACCGTCAAAGTCGATCTTGTTGGCAATAGCTGCAACAGCAGGCTTCAATACACGGTCACTGAACATATCCAAGGACAAAGCCAAATCTTGGCTGGTGAACTGGGTATCAACGTGGAACTGTGTGGACAAGGTGACAGGCACTGATGTTTCGTTGAAGTCTTCAACGTTCAACGCAGGGCCAGTTGTGCCGATGAAACGACCGGGTTTGCGGACGTTCAAAGTTGCACCGATCTTTGCGCCAGTAACGGCAAATTGATCGTCATAGTTTCTTTCGACTTCGCTAGAAAAAGTCAATTCGTTTTCTAAGACCATCAACGCTTCGTTGGTGATCATGCTGATGGTAAGCAGATTGTTGCTCATTTTGTTTCCTTAAAAGAATGGGTTTAGCGAATCTTTCCAGCCAATCGTGCTGCTCTCCATGCCTGATATGAACCATGAAATTGACCATCGCTGGTTAGGTTTACATCACGCCCGTTAGCTGCTGATCTGATTGGATTGATCGGCGCGGGTGCTTTACTTTTCCCAACAACAGGCTTTGCGTCAGTCTTTTCGTACTGCGCTTCCAACCTCCCAATTGCTCTCAAGGCGGCGGTCAAGGTCATGCCTTGCAGTTTTACAGCAAAGTCAGGATTTTCAGCAAGGTGATACAAGATGCGTGGGCCAACATCTGATTCAAAGATTGCGTCCCGCACTTCGTTACTTACCGTAACGTCTGTGGAATTAACCATGTCATCAAAGTCTGGCATTTCAGCTTTGGCTGCCTTTACCCGTTGACCCCATGCGTCTATCAGCTTGGCGTGTTCGGCGGCGGCTTTGGCCTGTGCATCTTTTTGCTTTTCTTCCTGCAATCGCTGCTCTACACGATAGTCTGTCAACGCCTTGGCGTATTCATACATATCGCTGAACTGCTCTGGCAACGGTTCTGTTTCGGCTACTGGTTCAGCTTTGGGCTGAAACTTGGCCTCCAAGTCCCTAACCTTTGCTTCCAAATTTTCCCTAGCTTCACGTTCCCTACGGGCTTCTTCCCGTGCTGCTTCGCGTTGCTTGGTTATCTCTGAAAACCGTCTTTCCAGCTTAGGATTTTGTTTTCGATCCTCTGTTGCTGTCGCTTCATTTTCTGCCTCAGTTGGTTCACTCTGTCCTTGATCAACCTCTTGCGGCTCTGCCTGTTTGGCAGCCTCGCTTGGCGTTGGATCAGCTAAACCCATTCTCTTGGCGTTAAATTCAGCTAAATTTTCACTTGTCACCACATTGGCGGCAAGTCTTTCTGATACTTCTGACATTGAGTTTCCTCAAAGAATTCACCCAGTTGACCCAACTGGTAAGGTTTTGTGGTTTTTACCACGAAATTATTGTGCTGTCAATCATTGCATAGGCGGTTCAAACGACTGTTGCATTGGCGGCTGCATTGGTTCTTGCATTGGTTGCGGCTGCATCGGTTGTTGCATTTGTTGTGCATTAATGAATGGGTTTGCTTCGTGCGAAATGTCCTGTGAAGCAGCCATTGCGAGCTGTTGCTGTTCAGCGTTCAGTCGTTCAATTTCCATCATCAATTGGTCAGTTGGCATTCTTGCAATAAGCATTTTGACCAACGCATCAACTTCAGTCTTGTTCTGGCTGGTGATTGCATTGAGATTGGTCTGATTAACTTTGGCTTCATTGATGGTTTCTGTGTTGTGCGCCCGTGCGGTAACGTCCATGAGTTTGCGCTTGGTTGCGCCCTCCTCGCGGATTTGGGCAACCTGACCACGGTTGTTAATTTCCAACATAGCGGCCTGCAATTGCTGTTGCATTTCTTGCAGTTGTTGCTGTGATTGCGCCAGACGCATCTGAACTTCAGGCGGTATATCTGATTTCTCATCAATATTAGCCATTGGGTTCATGGCGGCAAGGCGGTCGGCAATAACGTCCGCGCCGGGGAAGTCCATGTTTCGGAAAACCAAGTCACCCGCAATATTGAACAACTGCTCATTGCCTGTAAGCAGCGGCATCATAGCTTCGACTGCTTGCTGGCGCTTGGTCTGGAAGCCCGGCCCTGTGTCCATCACCACATCATATTCGCCCACAGTCACATCATTCAGCATTTCACCAACTTCGTTCTTTTCGTTGATGGTGGTCATGTCTGGCTGACCGTCTGAACCAATGATCCGCATTACCCGTTGGGTATCGTAGATGTGCGGGATCAAGTCCAACAGGATTTTGCCTGTATGCCTGATTGATCGGGTCATGTTGTCGTAAAAATGAAAATTGCTCAGATCAGTTTGGTTTTGCTGACCTTGCAAGGCTTTGCCTGAAATGTTGCCACTAGGTAATTGGTTGGGATCAAGGATGCCCAGCACCATCTGCAAGTCTGCGGAAATAGCGCCAGCGGCTTCCATGATGCCTTGGGGCGGTGGTTCTGGTTGCAGTCTAATCGGCACTGGGGCTGGTACGCCCTCAATGTCTTTTTGCTTGTACCGTAGGACGGGGCTAGATTTAATGTTAGCCAGCGCCCATTCGTTTTCGTGTCCCTCATCCTGACCCTCTGCCAGCAACCATTTGGCTTTTGGTGCAAGGGCAACCGATTCGGTCATACTGGTGCGCCAGAAGTTATACATACGCTGTGGGTCTTTGGCAAACCTGACCAGACCGTACTTTTTGCGTTTGTCATCAACGATGACCTGTGCGCCATAGCAAGGAACAACAGGGATGTATTTGCCAGCCCATGTTTTTTCTTCCAAGACTTCCAAGGCAGTCATCTTGACCCATTTAACTGCCTTGCGGAAACTGTCGCGTTCATCAACCACGGTCAAACCCGCAGCTTCAACCCGTTCAAAGAATCGGTCAGAGTCAGCAAATTGGCGTGTGCCATCACTCAGCAAATACAGCTTGGCCCGTTCACGTTCAACATAAAAGAATTCGGCAATGCGAATATCCTCTTTGGTGATCCAGCTTGCAGTGTCATCCCCCGTAGAACGCTGGGTGAAGTTAGCACCGTCATCAGCGTCAGGGTAGTAATCCTTGAAAACCTTTTTATCCAACACTGTGGTGATCAGGCAACGTTCAGCGTCTGACCCATCAGGCAGGATTGAATTGGGGTCAAAGTACACGGTAAACGGGTTGTCAATCGTGTCAATGTAAATTTCTTGGTCGAATGAATCTTCGCTGACATAGCGGGTATTAATGCGCCAGTAACCCCAACCCATCCGCACAGCGTAGTCAAAGGCGGTATCGTAGGCGGTGTCAGCGTTGGAATTGACTTCGATGTGGCGAGTCATGCCCTCAATGACTTGGGCAATCTTGTAATCAGCTAAGTTATTTACAGGGTGAACTTTGATGCGTGGGCGTTGCATCCGCTGCTGGTTGGTCACCTGTCGCACATAGGCATCAATCTTGTTGATGGTCAGGCAAGGTCGTGCTTCCACGTTTCTGCTGTTCTGAATTTCAACAGGCCATTGGTCGCCAGCAGCAAACTTAATGTCTTGCAATGCTTCGGCGCGATTGGTGGAGTCTGCGTCATTGACCAACCGCCAAAACTCTATGGCTTTGTTGATTCTTTTATCTTTGCCTGATGCGTCTTGGTATGCCATATTTGCCCCTTTTGGGAATTATCCCATCCAACTGCCAGCCATTGCAACTTGTGCCTTTGGCTTGCGTTTTGGTGTGTCTTTGATCATCAGGGCAATGTAGCGGAATGCGTCTGCCCCGTGCGAATAGTGGTCGTGTAATGGGTTGCGGCTGAATTGCCCTGTGTCTGGATCAACTTCATAACGATAGTGGCGCAGGCAGTTAATGCCCTCTGCGGCGTGTTCACGGTCGAACCAACAGCTTGGGAATATTGTTCTGGCAGCGTTGATTGAATCCAGAATAGGCACTTTGGGCAGAATCTGGGTCTTATACCCTGCCGCCCTCACAATGTCATTGATCGACCGCCCAGCCGCTGCCAGTGTCTGGTTCTCAGCGTCATGGGGCAACCAAACCGTGTCGTACACATAACCAAATGTTTGCATGGTCGCCAAGTAATGCGTCATGGTTTTCTGGCTATCCTCAATATACCGAATCAAACGGGTTTCCATGCCCACAAACTGCAAGAACCAGATTGATGTGCTATCAGACCAGCCAAGGTCAAAGATGGCGTGGACGGGCTTTGTTGCGTCATAGGCCACACGGGTTAGCCTGCCCTCAATTTCTGCTTGCTGAAGTTCCTTGGCAAAGATAGCCCCATCGACTGATTGGCGGCATAAACCCTCCCAAACTTGGTTATAGGCTTCTTGGTCACGGTTTTTTAGTGCGTCCTTTTCCAGCTTCAGCGTTTCAGGAAACCAAGGGTTGTCCGACCAGTTGATCTTAATTTGGATGCAATCATCAGGCGGGTTAATCACAAACCGTTGATAGGTTTCGTCTGTCTCCAACTCAGGATTGAACGAAATCCATATCTCGCTGCCCTGCTTTCGGATGGTAGGGATCAACACATTCCAACTAAGGCGGCTGGTGGTCTGCGCTTCTTCCACCCAGCAAATGTCTACACCCTCATAGGATTTGATGTTGGCAATGTTGTTCTTGAGGCCAGCAAAGGCGAACTCTGTGCCGTTCTTGCCCCTGATGCTGTTTTGGGTGATTTCATAGAAACCCAGCAATCCAAGGGTTTCAATCTGGTCACACAATAGCTTGTGTACTGAATCCCTAATACTGGTCTGGAATTCCCGCGCACAAAGTATGCGTAGCGGCTCTTTAGCGCCTTTAATCAGTAGCGCCCTAGCTATCCCCCAAGACTTAGCCCCACCCCTGCCGCCGTAGGCTACCTTATAGCGTGATGGCTTGAACAAGCCTTGCAGCTTGATCGGGAATTCAGCATTGGCAATGGCGCTTGATACATCACTCATTGGGCTTCACAAATGTCACCTGAATACCTGTAAGCAATGGCGCACCGTCTGCACCTGTAATCTCTTGCTTTGTGCTTTCCCTGTACTTCTTTGGAAACCTTGCAGCCATTGACCTTGACCATAGCGTGGCGTTCAGTCGGTCACTTTCTTTGTTCTCCACCATGTAAGCAGCGGCTTGTTCTTCCCACCATGCCTGCTCAAATGTCTTTGCATCTTCCAAGGCTTGCATAAATTCTTCATGCGTGTCTTTCCATAAGTAAATGGTTCTAATACTTATGTTTAATTGATAGCAGATTTGTTCAATGGATTTGCCAATGCGTCCTAGTTCCCTGACTGTCTCGCAATATGCGGGGTCATATAGGGTTGGGCGACCTACTGGGCGCTTTTCTAGGACGGGTACGGTATCGGTCATTTGATTGGCTGGCTGTTACGTTCAAGAATGGTAAGGTGCTTTGGGTCAAACACAACAAAATTGCGTTTCCATTGTGCAGGGCCACCTTTCATTTCATTGTAGTACTTAACGCCGGGGATGCCAGCATCTTGCAAAATCTTCTTGCCCTCATCACCTTTGCCAATTTTTACAATTAAATCGCCACCAAGATCATTCATATCCATACCCAATGATTTGGCAAGGTTGCGGATTGGTTTAGGCTGGTTTTTCAATGGCGCATCAAAATCCAACATTCTTCTTACATGGGTGTCAGGCAAATCTACTTTATAGAAGCCGCCTTTGTTTTCAGCAACACCCTGCTTCATTGTTTGCAAGTCTTGGATATTTTTTTCTGTCAATTGAAGAAAACTGTTTGCTCTATTAATGTCGCCACCACCACCTGAAGCAATTAAATCCTTGTAATGCTGTAATTTTTGATTTTGCGCGGCAATGGCTTCATCAAAATTGTTGTTGTTTTGGCGTAAAGCTGATTTAGCGCCAGAAGAATACCCAGATAAATTAATTTTGTATTCGTTTGCTGTGGCCGGTGATTCAGCAAGATAAAACCCTTTGCCATAAACTTGTTGCCCAGTTCCAGTGCCAATTTTTGAGGCATCAAACTTTGCAAATAAATGAGGTGACCCATGAAACACAGTCATGCCCACAGGGTTGTAGGCATCAGCTATTGTTTGCGTCACATATTTATCAGCCGCCATTTGTTCTGGCGTGGGTTGCATTCCCCTAGCTGGCGCACCTGTTCCCTGCGCCGCCAAACTTAATTGTTGGTTGTAAACCCTTGCGCGGTCATTTGCATTACCAACCATCTGCTGCAAGCTAGTGCCGGGATTCTGTACAAAATCCGATGCTTTGCGCTTGGCAGTGTCAATTGCGCTATATATGTCCGCAAGGGTTGGCATTTACTTCTTCTTTGGCTTTTTAGCCTTTTCAGCTTCACGCTTAACCGAATAGCCAATGGCAACAGCCTGCTTAACAGGCTTGCCAGCTTCTATTTCAGCCTTGATGTTCTGCTTCAGCGCCTTGGGTGTCATTGACTTGATCAGCGGCATCTTTGCTCTCCAATTGGTTTAGCCAATATTGGCAGTCTTGAATTGCCCCGCCAATCGCATGGAGGCTTAATTCCAATTGTTTGGCTTGGGCAGTCAAAATTTCAATCCTCGCTTTGATTTGATCTGTTGTCATATTCTTCTAACTTTTGCTTTAGCTCGGTGTTTTCCCTAAAGAGGGCAGCGGCTTGCACCATTGCATTATCACGCTGCCCCTCTAGCATCTCGACTAAGGCTTGCACATCAATGTCGGGATGTTTCAACATTTAAGCAACCGTACTGACCATGACGTAGTAGGTAGTGCCGCCGCTGGTCACTGGAATGGTATGGGTAACCACTGGTGAACCGACTTTAGCTCTAAACACGCCTGTTGCGCTAACCGCTGGCATTGCCGCAAAGTTACCGACTTCGCCTGTGCCCGAATTGGTTACACGCAAGAATGATGCGTTTGACCATGTGCCGCCAGTTGCAAAATCAGAGTCCAACTGCAATGCCGCCAATGTACCGCCTGGGTTTGTTGACGAACCGCCAATGGTTGCACGAATTGCATTTGCCGCACCCGAAATCGTGCCTGATCCATTGATGGATGTGCTGATGTGTGCGCCGTTGATAGTACCCGCCGCCGCAGCGCCAGCGCCTGTGACCACCGAAAATGCTCGGTAAGTCTCGCCACTACCAGTGCTGGTAAACGTCAGCTTGTCATAAGACAAACGGGTGTCGCCGCTGCTTGCGGTAGTAGACGCATAAGCGCCATTGAGTACGCCAGCAGATGAAATGCTAATGGGTACTGAGGATGTACCAACTTGAACTGAGGTAAAAGCTGGGTCTGCGTAAGCTACGCCTGTTGCAATTGAATTTGCCATGATATTTCCTTTATTTTTTCCAAAAGGGATTTAACAATTCCAGTTTTTTAGACTGGCCTTTGCCCGTTCCGCTGGGCCTTTCGAGTGCTTTACCACCCCCTCCATTCTTGCACAGAAACTGGCTTTTCGACCAGCATCTGCTTTAGTCTTGGGGTTGGGGGCAGGCGGTTTCAGATTTGAATTGTTCTTTGCGTTGTATTCAGCACGACCTTTTGCGGTCATCCCAGCGCCCTTTTCAGTTGGGTTGTAGGTTTTACCCTTACCCGTGGTCTTATGTGGAATGGGCTTGTCGTGCTTCTTCATTTTTTGGCAGTCTTGGCAGATTGCTTGAATGCGGCTGCGGTGGGTGCGCCCTTGTCGCCGGGCTTTCTCATACGTTCAGGCGTTTTACCCGCAGCTTTTTGTTTTTCGATGCGTTCTTGTTTCGCATGAATATTTGCATAAAGTCCAGTTTTTGCCATTACGCCTCCACTACTGCACAAATGTCTGCTTCTTGAATGATCTGATAATCTTGCCCGTCAATGTTGTGGACAGGCCAATTCAGATAATCCCCGTTTCCATACTTGATAAAGTCGCCCACCTGTGTCTGATCCACCGCTGGCCCGACCGCCACGACAGTTCCCTCATTGAATGCTTCTTTGTTGTTGACATAAATAATGTCGGACAACTTGCGAACATTGGGGCGAACAACTACACGGTCACGCAGGGGTTTGATCATATTTAGGCTTTCTTCCGGGCTTTTTCTTCAACGGCGGTTCAACCACCGTATCGGTTTGAATGTCGTACACAGGCAATTTCACCATTACTGGTTCAGCTTGTTGCACCGCAAAATGTTCACCACACCAATCGTTCATGTGCCTGTTAATCGTTTGCGGATAACGGCGACAACTGCCCATAATCTGGGCATTCAGAAAGAATTTACAACTGGCGCAGCTTGCCATCACTGGCTACATTTGCGGTCGTGTGTGTAGCAAACGCCGCTAGAACGTCCACCGTCAAATGCCTTGTCTGGGCCTGTCATGTTGGTTTTGGCGGCTGGAATGCCCTTTTTGGCGCTGCCTTTTTCACCTGTTTTGTCAGATGCGGCTGGGTTGCCAGACATTGTGGCTTTTGTGCCATAGCCCTTGGGTTCGTTTTTCATCAGTTGTGCCATGATTTTTCCTTAGTCAAGAAAACGCAGTTTGTAAAGGGTTGAATTGATCAAGTCGGCGATTTCATCTACCAAATTTTGCAATTCGCTATCCTGTGGCAGTTCCTTGCGGGATTCTTCCACAAAATCTTTCATGTTTTCCAAATACTTCACGGGGTCTTTTTCTGCGTGAAACTCATCAGGAAATTTTTTAAGTTGATCATATTTGCCCATATACGCTTCGGCAAATTCGTCAACCAAGTCAATAATTTGGGCATAGTATTCCCCTAATGCAACGTGTTTTGCATAGCTGGTTGTTGACCAGTGCATGAAATGCGTCACCGTTGAACTGTGCAACAGGTGCGCTACGAATTCGGCGACTTCATCATTCATATTGCCACTATATCAAAAAAAGGGGGGATGCAACACCCCCCCCTAAGACAACTGCGTTGCCATTGTAGGCACAGGAACATCAGCAGGCCATAACCCCTGCTCGCAAAGTTTTGCCACCGTAAGGGTATGCGCTAAATACCACATCAATTGGCGTTCATCTTTGGTTAGGTCTTTGCCTTGGTCAACTTCAAAATGGCATTTCAGGCACAACGCCGCCACCAGATTGTCATCAGCTTTGATCCCTCTGCCCTTGCCACCGCCCCAATTTGTGTGTGCAGCCTGCACCATCTGGCCTGACCCGCAGGCTTGGCAATCAAGTCCCGCTACCAGTTTTAGGAGTTTTTTTGACCTGATGTATTCGTGTTTTTGAAACAATTATTGTCTCCAAGGTTGTAAATCGGTGTTCGTTAGCGCATTCCAGCCTGCGGCGGCGGCTGTTTCCTGTGCTGGTTCTGGTTTCTTTGACGATTGTCCATGTGCCGCATTCTGGGCATTTCATTGATGCGACCTGTCTTGCATCCTGTTAGTGGCTTCGCGTGTGCGCCAAATTTCGACTTCAAGGCGGTAGCTTTCCAACTCCCAACGCAATGTTTCTTCTTTTTCCACCGCAGCGGCTAACCCTTGGATCAGTTTCTGATATTCAGGGCTTGAATAGGCTTCACGTTCTTGGTGGCTGGCGGCATCAATCCCGTTAAGCAGGGCATCCCGCATCAGCATGGCTTTCTTAGATTTGCGAAATTCCTCAAGATAAACCCTTTGTCCCTTTGCGTCTCCGTACAGTGGCGCTTTGTCCCTGATGGCTTGTGTGGCTTCTTCTGGCTTCATTTAATCACCCCAATCATTCGTAATGCCGCATCAGGGCTGTCTACAACCGCCAATGCGCCCCCAAACCAGTTGTGATGCCATCGTAGCTGGTCTTCCGTCAAAAGTCGCGCAGACGGGCTTTTATTGCCATCTTTAATTTCCATAAGCAGGGTCTGGCCTTTATAGCCCACCAGCAGATCAGGAACACCCTTGCCAACATTAGCCAAAGACTGAACCGTAGCGCCAGCCGCCCGTAACGCCGTAACAATTTGGTCTTGGTTTGCATCAATTTTTGCTGCTCTCATCATTCATCCTCTTTTGTAGGTCTTCAACGGCGGGTTGTCCACGCTTTTTCACTAAGTCGGATAAGGTTCTCTGCCACCATGCCCATGCTTCTGCTTTGCCCTCCTCCTTGGCTTTCTTCCTGAACCGTTTGATCCAGTACCTCGCCTCCGTTTGGCGTAATGTCTCCTGTATCTCTAAGCGCTTGGTCAATGGCAGATTGGCTAAATTCTTCACCGTCTTTAAATCGGTCAAGGATTGAATTGGCGATTTGTCTGTGTTCATGATTCACTTAGGATTCTCCATGCTGTTGCTGCACATAGTGGGACTTGTCCATTTCCAATGGCTTTAAGTCTGTCCACCCTGGCGGCCACCCCATTAGCCACTCGACCCACTCGGGGTTCAGTGGCCCACCAACCTGTGCCGCTAGGGGTATCTCGTTCCTGCCGTACTCCGATGGGTATCCCCTGTCTTTGTGCATCCGAGAAACCGGTGTGGGCCAAAGTCTTGGATTGTTCACTTGATCCACCAATCTGATTTGGATGGGTTGACCGTTCTTTCGATGATTCTGGCCCTGTTTGAGGAGTCCAGATGTCCCCCCCCCCCCAGTGTCGGGAGTTCGCCACAATCCACGTTCTGTCCCTTTGGTGCGTCGCCCCAACGTCGTATGCGCCCATAACAGTCCATCGCGAGTCATACCCGAGACAGGAAAGGTCTCCAAGCACTCGCCCGATTCCTCTATGAATGAGCATTGGGCTGTTTTCCACAAATACGAATCGTGGTCGAACTTCGCTAACCACCCGCGCCATGTGATACCACATTGAGGAACTTTCTCCGTCAAGTCCTGCGCCTCGGCCTGCGATTGAAATGTCTGTGCATGGAAAGCCCCCCGAAACAACGTCAACAATTCCTCGCCACGGGTTTCCGTCAAAGGTTTGTATGTCATCCCAAATCGGGAAAGGCGGGAGAAGACCGTCATTTTGTCGGGCGCACAATACGCTTGCTGGATAAGCTTTCCATTCGACTGCACAGACTGTTCGCCATCCAAGCAGTTTTGCGGCAAGTATTCCTCCACCAGCGCCTGCGAATAAAGCCAGCTCATTCATTGTCTCCCTCTCAATAGTTTTAATTTTTGCAAAACCTCATTACTAGGTGGGACTGCCTTTTTGCTATCTTCATCTATTTTGACCAGCGCCGGGTCACGTTCTTGTTTGGATGGCACTGTGGTGGTCACAACATCAAACCTGTTAACCAGCTTCGGTTTGTCAGCAACCCATTCAGCTTTAAATGCCTGCCAGCCGCGCACACAGCATTCAGTCAATGCCTGTTCCAATGTCCAGCCAGCTTTGTTTGCTTCAGCAATAAGTCCATCAATGGCACGTTGGGTAATTGGTGCTTTCTTAGCTTTCCGCAGGATTTTGAAGTCATCCCAAACAGATTGGGAAACGCCGACAGGCGTAGCCACGACAGTGGCTTTTTCTTTTATTGGTTTATGGTTTATCGTTATTGGTTTATCGTTTATAGTTGCCTTAGCGATGGGTTGCGAGTCGGAAGCCACTGGGTTCTTTTTGCGCCCACCAAGCCGACCATTTACCCTATTTTTCTCAGCCATTGCGTGATATTGGTCAATAACTGTTTCACATCGACCATGATGCCAACCCACTTCAGTTAGCTTGAACATATCTTGCAAAACAGATTTGACCACCTCGGTATCCAGACGCAAGCGCTTGGCAACCCACTGGGTATCCAATGGGATTTGGTTTTCAGTGTCGTAATACATATCCAAAAGTCGGCGGTAGGCCAAATCTTCTTCGTTGGATAAATGTGCAGTGGCGGCTCGGTAGTCGCCAATATTGAATTGGTAATAATGCATTTTCAGACCTCAACAAGACCCTGAAAAAGAAACCTCGGCAGGAGGGGTCTGTTCTCTTTTCGGCGGGATAGCTACCCCCCGCCTAGCCGTGTCTCAAACAATGTTACATCAATAACAGTTAGTGCTGCAATTGTTTCCAAAACAACAGGTCTGGCAAGTCACATAACGACCATTTGAATAATATGAATGAGTCGAACAAGCTGCCCAAACCATTGTGGTGGATGCCGCAAACCAAACTGCTAAAAGTGCTTTTTTCATGTTTTCTCCTGTAAAAACCATTCAGGGCGCAAGTCTTTCAACTGGCGCAGGCGTAGTTCAGGCACATTTTTCCATTGGCAAATTGCTGGCTTGGAAATGCCCAAAATCTTGGCAAGCTCACTCTGTGACCCTGCTAGTTTGATAAGTTCTTGTTTAGTCATAGCTTAATTGTAAGCTGGATTAACAGAAAAGCAACATTAGGGTAAATCCTTAGAAAATAATCTGTCTTAACTGTTGACATGATGTTAAGTTGGCTTAATAATACACCCATGCCCCAGCACAACGCATAGGGTCTTTTAGGAAACAAAATGACATTCGCACAACGTATTGAAGCAGCAGCACAATCAGCACACGCAGCAGCAGCCCCATTTATGGCATCAAAAGCTGAGATTGAAAATGCAATTCAGCCTGTAATAACCGAACTCTTAGCAATTCCTCAACAGCAAGCATGGGATTACATCCGCGCCAGCTTTTCACACGTTGGGCATCAAGCGCTTGCAGTGCGTATGTTTAAAGGTCAACCCACTTAAATTAAATGGGGCGCAAGCCCCTAAAGGAACAACCATGTTTGACATTGAAACCTACAAAAAACCAACTGACTGGGCGCAAGTCGCCCTTTACTTGGTATCCATAGCTGCCATCGTGGTGGTTGCCCTTGACGTTTTTGTTTGGAGGGCATCATGCTGAACAATGGCGACAACGGCGAATTCACCACCTACCTAATTTGGGATGAAGTCCATGTCGAATGGACATGGTGCGAGGGTGACGATTGGGAATGCGATGGATTCTTTGACATTTTTGTCAGCAAGGATGGCATCGACATTACCTATGACCTACCCAAAATGCACTTTCAATGGATTGAACAAGAAGTCAAAGAGTTGGCAGGCTATACGCCACCAAGCCGCCAGCGTGTGGCGCAAGCAATTAATGGTTATCTCAACAAAACTTTTTAAGGAATTGAAATGAAATACGCACTTCTACTTTTGGCCTTGGTGGGTTGCGCCAGCCAGCCCCCAGCACCTGTTACCACCATTCGTTCTGAACCACCCGTAGTGGTAGCCAACACCACACAGGAACTGGTGATGGATAAACAAATCCAGCCAATGGGTCGCAATGAAGTTATTGACGGGGTTAAGCAATGCGAGTCTTCAGGGCTTCGTGCTATCCCTATTTACGCCAAACGCAAGATCAATGGCTACACGGTGGAAACCGTTGTGGAAGTGACTTGTGGCCCACGTTACGCATACTAAGGAGAAATTATGGAAACACCAATTGGAAACAAAATTGCCGCAGCGTTTGTCAAAGCACAACGCCAGTTTGGGCCAGCCTTAAAAACGTCTACAAACCCTCATTTCAAATCTAAGTACGCTGACCTTGCCAATTGCATTGAAGCTGTTATTGGGGCTTTAAATGACAATGGCATAGGCTTAATGCAACGCACCTATGAATGCAAAGATGGCGTAATGGTGGAAACCATGCTGATCCATGAATCAGGTGAAGTTATGGAATGTGGAATGCTTCATGTGCCTGCCACAAAAATGGATGCAATGGGTTTTGGTAGTGCTTTGACCTATGCGCGGAGATATAGTTTGTTAGCCGCCACTGGTCTCGCGCCAGAAGATGATGACGGTGTAGCCGCCAGCCGCAAGACCGAAATCAAATCCACGGTCAACGAAAACCAAGTGGCTGACCTAATGGCAGCAATGGACGAAACCAGCACGCTAGAAGAACTTCAGAAGACCTACAAAGCAGCTTATGCCGCAGCCAATGGCGACCCAGCTTGGCAAAAGAAAGTCATTGCGCGAAAAGATGAAAAGAAAAAACAGTTGGAGGTTAAATAATGGAACAACGTTCAGAAGATTGGTTTGCTGCGCGGTGCGGCAAAGTCACCGCCAGCAGGGTGGCAGACATTATTGCCAAGACCAAAACAGGTTACAGCACTAGCAGAGAAAACTATCTTGCCCAGATTGTGTGTGAACGCATGACAGGCAAACCCGCAGAGTCATACAGCAATGCGGCAATGGCTTGGGGTACTGAACAAGAACCTTTTGCCCGTGCCGCCTATGAGTCCGCTAAAGACGTTTTAGTTGAAGAAGTAGGGTTTGTGTTGCATCCCAACATTTCAGAAGCTGGTGCGTCCCCTGATGGGCTTGTAGGGTTGTTTGGATTGGTGGAAATCAAATGCCCCAACACCGCCACCCACATCAGTACATTGCTGGATCAAAAAGTGCCTGAAAAATACAACACGCAGATGCAATGGCAAATGGCTTGCACTGAACGACATTGGTGCGACTTTGTAAGTTTTGACCCCAGAATGGCAGAGGGCTTGCAATTGTTCATCAAACGGGTTGAATTTGACCCACTCTATGTAGCCAGCCTTGAAAAAGAAGTTTTGAATTTCTTATTTGATGTTGAATACAAAATTACCCAACTTAACAAACTAAAGGATTGAAATGAAAAAGATTAAAAACATTGTTGTCATTACTGGCACTTACACCAACAAAGACGGTCAAGAAAAGAAACGCTACCAGACCATTGGCAGTTTGTTTGAAGATGGTGAAAACTTAAAAATCAAGCTGGACACAATCCCTTTGGTGGACGGTGGCTGGACGGGCTGGGCAAATTGCTATGAATTAGAAGATCGTGCAGAAAAGCCACGCAAGATGGGTATTGCAGATATGCCTGATGACATACCTTTTTAAGGAATACCCATGCTGCATCCAAGAGTCAGAAACACCGACCCTTTGACCAGTTGGCAGGCAGCAGGGTCTGCAAAAGACCTTGCCAGCCGCCATGCCCAAATCATTGTGGATTGCTTGACCAAACATGGCGCACTGGGCAAAGATGGCATTGCTGCCCACACAGGGCTGGAATCCATGCAAGTCGCCAGACGGTTGCACGAATTGGAACGCGATGGCGAAATTTGTTTGACAGGTAAAGTGGTCAAATCTAAATCAGGGCGCATGGAACGCGAATGGAAGATCACGCCAATGCAGAGGGAATTAATATGATTCGCAAGCGCCAGATTGAAGCTGCAAATATTGAAAAACAAATGATGTATTTGCAACAAAGTGCTGATACAGCATATTTGATTGGGTGG